CGTGTAACCGGACGGCCAGACCTGCACGGTGTAATATGCGACATCGGGCCAGCCTACGGAAAAGCCCACATCCTCGAAAGTGCAATCCACGGCCAGCAACCTGTCAGCCGTGGCCGCGTAGTTGTGCGTCTTGGTTTCCGTATCGAGCAGGGTTCCAGTCGGGCCGTAGGCTTTGAACTCGAACACCTTGTTTGCCGTGTCAGTACCGAACAGCGCGTGTAGGGTGTGCGGCTCCGATGGCTGAACCTTGCGGGTGCTGAGCGTGTTCAGGAACTTTGCCCCCGCTGTGCCGCCGGATGCGGTCAGGTAGTCAGCAGGTAGGAAGGTCGGGAAATCGTAGATGGGTAGGCAAGCCGCCCATGAGAACTTGTTGTTGAAGTTGACCACGCCCGTAGTTTCCACCGGAACCGTGCCGTTTTCGTACCCGAACCGGGCCGACCATTCGACAATGCGCGGCTGGCGAACTATGGCGTTTGAAGATGGCGGCGTAAAGTCAGTTCCAACGTAGGACGCTAAGATCTCAGTCACATTGAACACCGCCTCGTTGTTCGCGCTCCCGTACCGGATAGGTGCTTTGAGCTTGGCAATGACCGAACCGCCTATCAGTATTTCGCACAGGTAGCGGAAATTGGCCGCTCCGGTGATAGCCGTATCGGTTTCGCGGGTGACGAAGGTCAGGGGGTTAAAGGCCGCCGTGTATTCGCCCGGTGACTGCTGCAATGAATAAGCCATTACTTACAATGGCTGAAAATGGGAATTGCGGAAAAGCGAAACGCCCCGACTATCCTAATAAGGTGCAAGGTGGAACCTCGCCGTTCGGATAGCGCAGAGCGCTCAGGTAGTTCAGAAAGCTACCGCTGCAAATATAAAGCAAAGGGCCGGATTTCTCCAGCCCTTGCCCCCTTTGTTTCATGCGGCGTACACTCTACCCTCACAGGCAACTACTTCCGCTTCACGGCTCTCCCGTGACAGCATTCGGGTTATATCTTAACAGCCAGCGTCTCCCCGCCGCTCTGATACGTTGGCAGTTCCAAAACCTCGCCGTCTTCGGTGGCCGTAATAGCCCCGAACTTCTGCGCGGCCTGATAGGCGGCCTTAGCCCTTTCTTCGATGGCCGCAAGGTTCGCTTTAGCCTCGCTCCATGCGCGGATGCCTTTGAAGTCCCACTTACCAGCAGCGGCCTTCTTTTCGACGATTACGCCCGCGATGGGGATTGCACGCTCTGCGTACTTCGCAGCCTCGGCAATGGCCTGCTCTTTGATTTGCTCCTTCGCTTCCTTCGCCACCTTTTCAATCTTCGCCAGTTCGGCAAAGGCGGTCAGCGGGTCAGCTTCGCCCCGCTCTACGGCAAAGGCAAGCTGCTTAATGTTGTATGTTATTGAGTTTTCCATAGTGTTTAGCTTTCGTCGTCTGTCAAATCCAATGGTGAAAGGTACGCTTCGGCCTCGCGGATCATGTCGTCGGCCTCGTCTTCGGGTACAAGCTCGATTGAATAATCCCCAACGTTACCAGACTTGTATTGAATCGTGTCCCATAGCACGTCTGAACTATCCGCGCCGAGGTCGTCGCATATTGACTCCCACGCCTTAACCCAAGTTGAGTTTGTGACCCGTATGCGGACAAAGTGCCACGGGTCAGTATGAACGTTTGTGTAGCGCGGTGCATCGGGCCACACCTTCGCCAACTGCTCAGCAGTGGCGGTGATAATGAAGTGAAGTGTTTTGCTCATGGTTGAACCTCCACTTTGATTACGTAGTCGTTACCGGGAACGTGATGCCAGCTTCCGTCTGCGATTGTGTCCGGAATGGGTTCGCACTCAAAGTACTTGTCGAGAATGTCAAGGACGCGATGGCCGCGTACATACTCGAATACGTCGCCTTTGATGTGCCTCTGACAGCCTGCGAGTGTTACAACGTAGCACTCTTTCATGTCGATGCGTGAAGTTGTTTTTGTGATTTCCATGGATGCGAATGTACACCCGCGCAGTAATACCGCGCAACAATTATTTACAATTATTTTGTAACTGCCTGAAGTACAGCAGAATAAATTTCTATCCGCGCTAAGTTTACATACTGCAAACAGCCCGCATCCTGAAGATATTCTGCGTTCGGCCTGCCGTCAAGTTCGCCCGCCTTCGCCCGGTTGAGCAGCGCCATCCATTCGCGGTTGTTCTTTGCGGTGTACACTCCCGCGCTTTCGTGGTTGCGGTACGGGCCAAAGTCCGAAGCGATTAGCGGCAGGCAGTACGCGCCCGCCTCTTTGACCTTTATGTCGCTTTTCATGGCGTTGAAGTTGTTGGCGATTAGCGGCGCGATAACCACATCCATTCCCGCGTAATAACCGCCATACTCCGACGGGTGAACACCGGGGCGCAGCTTCAGCCAGTCTGGATGGCCACCGGGTGCAATGGCTTCGGCAACCGCTATCCATTCACGGTCAGCCGGGTCATAGCCGCAAAGGTTAATCTCCACGCCGCCCTGTTCAGCGAAGGCCCGCAAAGCGTCCGCAATCATTAGCAGGTCGTACCGATGGCCGCGCCCGCCGATGAACCCAACCCGGTACGCGGGTGATGGTTCTTTGCTCAGGTTCCATTGCTTAGATGTGAAGTCGAGTGCGTTCTGAACGATGTGCCATTCTTTATTAACCTTGCCCACCATTGCGCCCAGCCGCTCGTTTTCCACGATGACAGCCGCCGCGTGATAGATTGCCTCTTGCGTCTTAGTGTGCAGGCCGCGCCGCTCCCATTCATGCCGGGCTGGGTTGTAGCGGTTCAGCATCCAGTAATCATCAATGTCCACGATGTACGGAATGCCGAGCGCATCCAGATCATTGATGACCGCGCCCTGTATCTCTGCGAGTGTGCCGCTCCATGTAACGACATCGTATTGCTTCAGGTCGGGCGGCGGGTTGGGGTTGCCTTTCGCATCGCGCGTAGTCCAGACGGATACTTCAGCAAAGCCCCTAATTTGCAAGTCGGTCAGGGGCGCGTAAAGGCGGTGATAAGAAACACCGCTCATGCCGTTGAGGATGGCTAATACTTTCAATTCAGGTCGAAGTTAAAGTCTAACACCGTATCGTCTGCATCCACCTCAGCAGCCAGCACCCCGATAACCTTCAGGTAAGGGTAATTGACAGCGCATTCATGCTCCGCCAGCTTCCATGTAGGGGCTTCGATGCGCGGCCCTGCAAAGGTCTTTAGGCCACCCGTGGCGCGGTCAATGGCTCTCAGTTCGGTTAGGTAGATGTTCATTTCCAGATTGTTACTTCGATACTAAATTCCCCGTTTGCGTGTTCCTCAGGGCGGTCTTTATTTGTGCAGGTGTCGATGACTTTCATTGCCCACTTGTACCCATCCACCCCGGCAGCCCTTAGCACGCCTTCAACGCTGAACGTGTGAGGCGGGTCGCATTGGTTCGGTAAGTAAAAGTATCGGTGGTCAAGGTTCCACTTGCTGGGTAGCGTCTTCTTGCGTTCGTACAAATCCCGATGTGGAAGGCTTATAAGCACCACGCCGCCCGGCTTGCAAATGCGCACCCAGTTCTTAACCGCCGTTACCGGGTCGTCGAGGTGTTCCAGAACGTGCGAGGCATAGACGTAGTCGAAGGTGTCATCTGCATACACGTCCATCGTGGTCGCATCGCAGATGTCTTTATCGTGGTGAATGCAATCGGTTAGGCTGATAGTATCGAAGCCGTCGTGCGTGTCGATGCGCCCGCATCCAATGTCAATACCCTGCTTTCCGGTAATAAAGCGGCGGTAAAAGCCGGACTTTACCCGGCGGTCGTGTGCTTTGCGTGTTTCAGCCATCTAATTTTGCCTTGTAGTGTTCGGTGATGCGGTGCATCTCGCGCTCGTAGAATATCGGAAAGTCTTCGCTTACCCCTTGCTGCTCCCACAGGCGAAACAGCACACCGCGCAATCGCTGGGCGGGTGTCTTTGCGTTAAGCTCAATGTCCGCCTTCAGGTTGTCGATAAGGTCGGATTCAGCCGCGCTAAACGGTTCGGGTTTGATTGCGAGGTAGCAAAGCTGCTGCGACATTGCCATAACCGCGCCCGCCTTGGATGGGTCGAGCTCCTGCGTGCCGAAGCCAATATGCAGCGTCCGGTCTTTGCGGGTTCGCACGCCTTCAAGCTGCGCGGGTAGGATTATCATTTGTTCAGGTTCAGGGTAACGTGAACTTCGCCCTCATGTTCAATCACTTGCTTATCTCGCCAGCCGTGGTTACACTTCAGGTCAAATATTAGGCCCGTGGTATTCCCTTCGCCGTTGATAAGGGCGTTGTGCTTTCGTTCCTCGATGCGGGTGTAGATGCTTTTTACTGTGGCGGAATACTCAGGCTTTGCATCGTATTCTGACAGCGTGTGACGGTCTATCTTGTGGTATTCGCAAAAGTCCCCGACCGTCGGGATGCGAGCCGCTGGCACTTCTGTAATGCCGCCCTTGTTGTTCAGTGTCGGGCGGGTGTATGCAGCACACCAGCCCATGTATTCCTCAAATGCCTTTCGCAGGTGTTCGGGTGTTTCAAATATCTTCGGTCGTCCCATATCGGTACTTCGTTACTTCGTTGTCGATTATCCTATCCATGACCCAGCCGAAACGCGCAAAGAATATACGCGCACCGTTGCCTGTCATGATGTTCACCCGCCCTTGCGCGGGGTCGATGGTCGCATCCTCTGGATGCTGCACAAATAGCCCGCTCATGTCGTTGGCTTTGAAATCCTTCATTAACTGCTTCATGTTTTCGTTGGTGAGCTGGGTCGCGTCCCCGATTGCGATTGCGTTGGGGTGAGGTC